CTCACAACTAAATCTATCTTTATGTCTTTTAAGTTCATCACCTTTTTTATATATTCTTGCGTAAGTATACGCTGGGTATAATTTTAATCCTGTTGCTTTTTCCATACCTGGTTGACATTTAAGTAATAAAGTTTCCATAGCCATATTAGAATACTGACTATAGGTATTTGGTATCTGTTCATTCTCACCTTCATAGTAACCAATGATAGTTTCAAAAGGTGAAAAGTATCTTGCTTGTTTACAAGTATCATAAACTTGTTTTTGCATTAAAAAATAATTTGCAACAAAAGCTGCTAGGTCTTTTGATATTGCTTGACGGATGACTGTATACTTTTTCTTTTTAAACATCTTTTGCCATTTCTTTAGGCACTGCTTGTATATTCCAATGTATAAATCTAAAAGGTTCTATTCCAAAATCTACTGCATACTCGTGTTCTAAATAACCTGGAAATATAATTAATGTTCCTGGTTTTGGTTTAAGATGAAATTGTTCGTGACCTGGCCACACACCTTTCATATCTGGTTTCATTTTTAATTTTGTACATCTTGCACCAGTCTTTGGTTCGTGAAAGATTGGATATGATGTTTTATCACTGCACTTTAAAAAGTAAAAACCTGATACGTGTTGATTCCAATGTATGTGTGCTGAATGATGTCCACCACCTTTTTTAGCAAACTCTTGTACCCACATCTCACTAAATAGTGTTGTGTATTGTTGCATATCATAACCTTGGTGATCTAAATACTCCCAAGACTTTTGACCAATGTAATTTCTAAAATCTAAAAAATCATTATCAGCTGTAAGTGGTGTTGAGTGGTATGATCTTCCAAAGTCACCGTGTTCTTTTATAAATTTTTTTTCTCTTGTTCTTGCATCTTTAATATATTTGTTACTTGCTTTGTTTAATGATTTAACAAACTCTGGTTTTTCCTCGCTCCATATTACAGTTGGAAAATAACTATTTATAAACATTATTTAAAAGGACTCCCTAAATGCCATACCACAAGACTATATCTTGTGCCTGATGTTACTGGTTTAACTCTATGCCAAACAAAACTAGGAAATACAATAATAGATCCTTTTGGTAATATCTCTTTACATTGTATTCTATGTTTTGATTCGTCTCGCATATGTGGATCATAGTTTCTAAAATCAAATTCTAATTCACCACCTTTATATTCTGATCCATCTGTTAATTGACAAGTCATAGATAGTTTTCTAATCTTACCTTTGTCAGGTCCTTCTTTTTCATAAGGTTTATCCCAACTATCACAATGCCAATCGTAATATTGGTTTAATTTATATTTAGTAAATTGACAAGATTCAGATCTTTCCCAATCAAAATTCCAACCAGCTCTTCTATTTGCTTCGTGAACGTATGGATGTATTTCTTTATATATCCACGTATCATTTAACCATACCAAATCTGATTTTCTTTTTTTTTGTAAATTCTTAACTTCTTCTTTGTTTAGTTTTTTCTTATCACCATAACCACCCGTTCTAGCCATAACCTCTTTTTGTGCGTTAGCATATTTTATGACTTCATCACAAAATTTAGGTGTAAGAACACCACTGAAATACCAATAGTAATTAGATATATTCATATGTTATTGTTTGTACAAAATTTAAACTATCCTTTTGATTATTGGTTAAGTAATACATATTAGTTGATGGAAACATAATAAACATATTATTTTTAAGTGGTATATCCCAAGATCTACCTTTACGTCTATTATCTTCATAGTGTATTCTGACAATACAGTCTTTGACTTTTACACCATAGAGTAGTGTATAATCTGGTGAATTACGTAGATCTACAGGATCTATATTTAATAAAGGAATTGTAGTCTCGCTAGGTTTATAAATGTTACCCCACGTTTCTTTATTAACTAAAGTAAAACCATAGTCTAAATTTATATGATCTCTCATATAAGTATTCAACATATCAAATGTTCGTGAGAACGGAAAATCTTTGTTTTGAATTACTGATTGTAAAATGTCGCCTGATAATTTATCTCGATCAATGTCCCAATCTTTAGGCATTGCCACATCACCGTAATATAAATCTATTTCAGATAATACTTTCTTCTGCATACCACATACCTTTTTAATTTATGCTTTGCTATCTGTCAAGTCCCAAGACTGGCCTGATTCATTCCAATCATATTTCCACATATGAGTGCCAGCTTCGTTTTGTGAAGTTTGTTCCGCTGTTAATGCAGGAGCATCACCGATTGGTGATTGCCATCTAGCGTCTGTTGTATTTTTTACCCAAGATGCATGTGGTTTTTTAGGCCAGAAGATATTATTATCTTCGTCCCAAGTATAACCTATACCTGCGTAATTTCCTCTAAATGCTTTTGAGTTATCACCTGATGAGTGTGTATTTTGTGATGTATTGTAAGATGTTTGAATCCACATTTGTGCAGGCCAGTTGTTGTGTGTTTCTAACCACTGTTGACCTACGTTTTCGTCTTCAACACCATCAGCATTTAACATCTTATCGTTATCCATAGTTAAGACTTGAATAACTTTTCCGTTAGCCCCTAGTTTTGCAAAATGTGCCATAATGTTTCTCCTTATATATTAATTTTAATTACCATTCAACTATTGATATTTGTACCTTATTATTACGATTCCGCTACCGCCATCTCCTGCATTATTTATTGGTGTATTTGAACCTCCGCCACCACCGCCGCCAGTATTAGTGCCACCATTTGCAAATGTTGTTGGAGAAACTGCACAAACAGCTCCATTTCCGCCACCGCCTGTTCCACCTACACCTTGAGGATTACCTACTGGGGCTGGTGCTCCTCCTGAACCTCCCCCTCCAGCATAAGCTACTGGACTTCCTGTTATTGAAGTTGTTGCACCTGCACCACCATTAGAAAATCCCGGAGGTTGTGGAGCACTTTCACCGACTGCTGTTGCACCTCCACCTGCACCTGCTTGATAATTATTTGGTCCAGTATCCATAGGTCCTGGAGAGCCTCCCCCATTATTTCCTTGTGAAGGACTCACTGGTGGATTATTTCCTGTACCACCTGAAACAGTGGAACTATCATTTGCTCTACCTGCTCCACCACCTGATCCTCCTGGATTTCCTGATGATTGAGGAACTGGACTTCTATTTCCGCCTCCACCACCTTTTGTTGATGTAACTGTTGAAAAAACTGAATCGTTACCATAATTTCCTCGGCAACTACTTGTGCCTCTTGTACCACCTGCTCCTACAGTAATGGGATAAGCTGTTGCTGAAACTGTTATTGCTGTTCCACCCGGATTACCATTTAAAGGAGAAGCAGTATAACAATCTGCTGGACCTTTATATTCTCTGAATCCACCTGCACCACCTCCTCCTGCTTGATAGTTTTGTCCACCACCTCCTCCACCACCGGCTACAACAACATAAGAAACTATATTATTATTAGTAATCGAAGAAATCGAACAAACAGTAAAAGTACCTGGTCCTGTAAATGTATGAATTTTATAATTTCCAGAAGTGGTTTCTGTTCCACCTGAAGCAGATACAAAATCTTCACCAATAAAACCTGTGCCTTCTTCAACTGCTAACCAACCTTTTGTTGCATCAGCATAAACCATAGTTAAACTTTCATTTGCTGTATTTCTAACATTATCACTAGCTGTACCATTCATATTAGAACCACCTCTGCCTATAGTTAAATTATTGTCAGCAAAAGTTCCTGCATAATCTTTTATAGCCACAATATCACCTACACTTGGAGATGATGGTAAATTCATTGTAATAGCTCCAGAGGTAGTATTTATAAAATATCCTTTACCTGAAACTGCTGTAAATGGTGTAGAAGTTTGAATGGTTGTCTGCCAATCAACTGTACCAGTACGACCAAAACCTGTTTGTGTTCCATTGTTTGTGATTGTTACACCAGCAGGAATTGTGAATGAATCTCCACTATCTCCTAATGTAGTTGTACCACAAGCTGTTCTTGGACTAATTTTATTTACTTTTATTTCACTCATAATTTACCTATTGAAATTTGTACCTTATTATTACTATACCTGATCCACCAGCTTGACAAGATGGACTTGTTGGTCCTGCACCTCCACCGCCACCACCACCTGTATTAGCTGTACCATTTGCTGAATTTTGATAACCTGTTGGTCCTGGTCCTTCATAACCACCTTTACCACCACCACCAGCTCCTCCTGGAGCAAATGTTGGAACAGTATAAACACCACCACCTCCACCACCAGCAAAATATCTTGTGCTTGAAACAGGTCCAGGTGTTCCATAACTAGGTGCTGTTGGACCAATAAATGTATCTGCTATATAAGAACCTGCCCCTCCTGGAGCAGCTACTCTTGGACTAAATGTTGTAGAATTACCACCTGCGGCTCCTGCTCCACCACCACCAGCACCAAAATTAGGTGCACCAACACATATACTACCACCTGCATTTCCTTGTGGTGGACTAACTGGAGGAGTATTTCCTGCTGAACCTGGTCCAGCAGCTGTGTTTGAATTTCTACCACCGCCAGAACCACCTGCTTGTGATCTCACACAAGTAGGTCCACAATTAGCTCCAGCTCCTCCTCCTGCTGAAGTTATACTTGAAAAAATTGAATTAGCACCATTATTTCCAGTAGTAGAAGTTGGACCTGATCCTCCTGCTCCTACAGTAATTGGATAAGCTTGAACTGATACAGGTAAAGCGGCTGGTGCAATTAAAGGAGACATTGTAGGAGCTGGAACACATCCAACAGAATTGGAAACTCTAAAACCTCCTGCTCCTCCACCTGATCCTCTATAATGATAACCACCTGATCCTCCACCTGCTACCACTAAATAATCTACTGTGTTTGAACCACCAGGACCACCTGCATTTGAAACGCAAAAAGTTCCTGGTCCTGTAAAAATATGAGTTTTAAAATCTCCATTAGTTAAAACTGTTCCACCTGTTGCTGCTACATAAGGGAGTACACCTGTTTCTGTATCTTCAGCATTTTGAATATTAATCCAACCTTTAGTTGCATCAACATAAACAAAAGTGGCTGCTTGTCCATCAACAGCTAATTTTGCATCGTCTGCTATTCCTCCAATTTTTTCTGAACCATTTGGATTTACTGTAAAATTATATGTTGCAAAATTTCTTGCATAATCAGAAAAAGAAATAATATCTCCTGCTGTTCCTGCTGGTAAATTACAAGTTATAGCACTTCCTTGATTTATAAAATAACCTTTACCACTTACTCCTGTAAA